GTCTGAAGGGGCTCTGTGTTGCCTTGGACGCCAGTGATTGCCCATAAAGCACACAGGGCATAGGTGGTTATGCTGATTATTGCTAGTCGTTTAAGATTCATTTAGTAGTCCTCTGATAGGTCCGCAGCTGATTTGCGGGTGCTGAAAAAGCCGTCCAGCATCGGGTTGTTTTGCATGATCTCTCGGGCTAAATAGGCGCGGTAATTGTTGTTGAACTTGAATTCACTGTTGGGGTCATAAGTGGTTGAGTGCTGAAAGCGTAGGACTTCTACGAGTGCGCCGATGCCGTAATGGTTGTGGCCGTTGTTATACAGCGCGTAACACATTTTGGTGAGTCGTTCAATGACCCACGGGTTTGCCTCTTTGAAAGCTTCGTATTTAAGTTTCTCGGCTGGAACATCGAGAACGTCAAAAAGGGATTGTTGCATTGCTTTCCTCCTGCGGTCGGGGTCCACCTATCGGGGGACGCACTTGGGTTGCAGTCATTTGACCGACTCCCAAGCCGAATGTCAAGGCACTACGCAAAGATTTTGGCAAAAGCCTTATCCACTAGGGTCGCAGAATCTGCCATTGTGGGAGAAATTTCTACGTGGGTCCAATCGCCCATCGGGGTGCCTGCGTTCTTTTGTGGGGTCCAAGCCTTGAACGCGTCACGGTCGCATCGGTAGCCACCGCCATATTTGGTCAGGTTTGGGATTGGGCAACCTACGCCGTCGTAGCAGTGGATTTCTTCTATGCCGAGAATGTCGCGGTGAGTGAACAGGAAGTCGACCATGGCTTTGCGTGCGTCCGCGTTCTGTTTGGCGGTCCCTTTGCCTTTGAGGTCTACGGCGCGCCATGTTGCGTGAACGCTTAGGTTGGCTGATCCGCGCATTGGTCGGTTGGCGTAGATGCCCAACGATTTCATGCCAAACAAATATTCCATGAAGTCGACAAACCGTTTTGTGCCGGGTCGTTCTGTAGGGTGGTTGCCGTCTTTGTTGCCTGTGTACGGTCTAGATGTCATTGTCTTTGTCCTTGTCTTTGAGGCCGTTGGATGCTAGGAGTCCAGTGAGTGCTCCGGCGAGAACGAGGAGAACGCTTGAGAGGGTCTCCCACGACTTGGAGTCGTTGGGTGACACTTCGAGCGGTTGCACGACGAATGTGAGTGAGTACAGGATCATTCCGACGGACATGATGAAAGTGAGCGACAGCGCGACTCCGACCATGAGGACGAGGCGCGCTTTGATCTCTGAGTTGGTGAGTCGTTTTCTCATGGTGTGGTTGCTCCTGTTGAGGTGTCACATCTGGGCGCTGTGGGTTGGGTTTCGCAGTTGCCTCGAACGCGGTCACTGCATGAGGTGATCACGAAGGTCATCGCAATGATGAGAGCGGCGGCGACAATCAGGCTTTTCATGGCAGAGGCTTGTCTGGTAGATCGGCTTTATTGCTCGGAGTCCATGTCCCCATGAAGTCACGCAACTGTTGGCGGTACACGGCCCACTTTGCCGAATACTCGGGGGTTAACGGGTTGTTCGGTATCTGTGTCCAGTCTGAATCAGACAAAAGCCATTTGACGACTTGGCTACAAATAAAAGTTTGTTCTTCGTTGGTGTCTCCACCGATATAAGTGATCATGCTGGGCCTATGTCTTCCACTAGAAGAAAGGCGTATGAAGTAGCACTTCGACTCGCATTACCTGTACCAGCACTCGCTTGCAATGTTGCAACCACATTAACCGTGCCGGCGCTGAATGTTGATATTGCCTCACAAATTCCAGAGGTGCCAAAAAATACACTTGCGACAGTATTGAGCGTCGTTGAACTATTTTGAATAGCGCCAGTGAGGTTGGTTTGTCTAATTCTCATTGTAAAAAGTGTGTTTGAACTTGTGCCCGATAAATAAGGTTCAAAATAAGTTATGCGATAGTAACGGTTTGCTACGGCGGTAAACGACGATCCCGTTATTTGCACTTCCTCAACCGTGATCGTGCCGTCTGACGCCGTCGCCGTGTTTCGAGCCATGACCCCACGAGGAAAACGGTTCTGTTGTGCAGCTGTCAGAACGGCACCTGACGAAAAGTCTGTGTTTGGGTTAATAGCCATGTTTCTCCTTAAGCAATTCGACTTGAATCAAGAATACCTAAATAGGTGTCGTCCAAAATGAAACTTTGATATTGGTATGCGGGCAACAACCCCAGCGTGACCTGACAGTTAGACGGTGTTGCCGAAATTCGCCGACTAGCAATAACCGATATTTTGGTTTGTTGAGCGCACCCGGTCGGCGTATAGGTCAACTGGACTGGTTGCCACATCACCGATTCAATGTCAAGGATCTTGTTCCAGAACGGTTCGGCGGCGTCAGCAGCTGCGGACTCAACCATTTTTGAACTAAGCGACAGTTCTTGTGGTGCAAAAGTTATTTCGCCAAAACGGTTGATCCACGAATTAACTGAGGTAGTTAGTTGTGCAGTTGTATTAAAACCCGTTTGTGTGTAAGACCTAAACCGTTGCCCGTATTTAGTTGTTGACGTCGCGTTAAAACTACTTAGTGTGGTGCCGCCACCTGACGAAGTGTATGTCACGTAGTTTGTAAGTTGGTTTTCGTCGTAACCAGTAACAAGTTCACCAATGGGCAGTTGTGTCCCTGAAACCGTTTTATCTTTGAAAAGAAAAGTTGTCCTGTTGGCGGCGTTTCGAGTCATTGTGTAATCAATAAGTTCGTAACCAAAATCAGGGTTAGTTAAAGTGATTGTTGTCGGAATAATCATTGCAGGTCCGACAGGGGTAATAATAAGTGAAATTGACGAATTGAGACTGTTGCCAATGCCCGTTGTATTGCATTCAACATCGTAATCGTTTGTTAACAATTTTGTTGTAACTGTGTAACCAGTATTAGTGCCGCCAAGGGTAGGCAGTTGTGCAGGGTTTGCAGATGTCAAGTTTTCATAAAATTCTTCAATAATTGCTGAAGCAGTATCAACACCAAAGGCGGTGCCTATTGTTGCGGAGCGACCGCCAGAAGTCAAAGCGTCAATAAACGAAATAGTGACATACGAGTTAATCCCGTTGTCGTCCAACGCAAACTGATCAACGATCCCGTGAAACAGTTTAAAACTGGTCGGCACACCGCCGACCGTTGTAGTGCCGTTAATAAGTACGGCCTGATTAAACCAGTCAACCGACCCATAAGTTCCACCGCCACCGGGTGTGAAAGACCCAGTGAAGTTCTTGATAAGCATTGAGCCTTTACTGATCCCGATCTCAGCCAACGAAACCTGCGTGTTCACATTGAACGACATGACCTCAGACGTGATGTCGTAAGACGCGCCAAGGTTGCCGATCGTGATCGTAAAAGCGGTCGTGATAGCCATTTAGAACCTTGCGCTTGTCGTGGTCTGTAATGGGATTGCACCGTTTTGTCGAGCATATTTTTGAATTGCTCGCACAACTGCGTCGGGGTCGCCGCCGTTAACATTGACAGTAATTGTTGCACCGCCACCCAAAGCGTGGTTTGGTGTGATGTTGCCCGCCGATGACGGTGTGAATAACTCTGCGCCCTGCTCACCAACAAGATAGGTGGTGCCGCCCATAACTGGACCGCCGAGGGCTTTCGGAGGCAACGTAGAAATGCCGGCAAGGCCAAGAGCGTCCGCTGGGCTGAGACCGCCATATTCGGCACCTCGGGCGATCCATTCAGCCAACTCGATAGCAGCTGCTGGACCCTGAGTTTTGAAACGAATCAAAATTTCTTTGGACGAAATGTCACTCATACCGCCAGAGATCGCCGCTAAGGCCGTAACAAAGTCAAGGGCTTTTTGTTCATAGGCGTCAATGTCGGCTTGCCTACCTGAACCAAACGCAAGTTTGGCGGCGGCTTCAAGTTCTGCAAGTTTAATTTTGGCTTGGTCTAACGCAACTTCTTGTTCAAGGTTGTCTGTTAAAACTTTCCAAGCGTTGTCGGCATTCATTAACGCAGTGCTCATACCGTCCACCGCGTTATTGAACGGCAGAATGGCATCTAATCGGGCTTGCTTTATGGCTGTTTTAAAATTGTCCGTGTCCTCTCGAGCCAACACCATGTCGTCAGCAAAAACAGGGATCACTTCTTTTTCGTCTGAGAACAAATCAAACACAAAACCAGCAGCACTGCCTAATCCGTCTAATGCAGTACTAACAAGCGCAATAGGACTGCTGATTTTGCTTATGGCAGTTGTAAAAATTGAAACACCGGGCAAATCAGATATCCAACCGCGAACATCGTTGATTGACCCAAAGATTTTAGCAATATCGGTTAACATTGGAACTAAGGATTGGCCAAGGGATAGTTTGAGGTCCTCCATAGCATCATTTAAATCATCCATGGTGTCACGAAACTCTTTGGCTTTTTTGAGTTCTTCGGCACTAATGACTTTTGTATCCGAAACCTTGCCCAAGGCAGCATTAAGATCGTCGGCACCCATTTCAATAAGGGTTGACATTGACTGCCAGCCCTTGCCAAGCAGTTGGGCCGCAACTTTGGCTTTTTCCGCTGGGTCTTTAATGCCTTTGATTCGTTCAATAGTGTTTAAAAATGTTGCGTTGACGTCTAAAGAACCGTCAGCCAAATAAACAAGATCAACGCCAAGTTCACGCACTTTGTCTGGGTCTGCACCAATGGTTTTGTTGAGGCGACCGATAGCACCTTCAACGGCGTCAATCGGAATTCCGATGTCGCCTGCAACTTCCATATATCGGGAAGCGTCCTCAATCGCTAAACCCGTTGAGGTAGCAAACTTTTCGGCACCTAACGCCAACTTTTGGAAAGCCTGAACGCCGTCCATGGCAAACTTGGCTAAAGCGACACCGCCAGCAACCGCAAAAGATGCGGCATTGGCGGCAACGGCATCTAAAGCAACTTTGGAACCAGCCTTAAATTTGCCCATGCCACCCTGAGCGTCACCGACGGCAGTTTTGAAATTACCAAAAGCGGCTTTAGCGGCCTTAATACCTGAGTCTGAGAACTCGGTGAGAATTGGAATGTTAATTGCCATTAGCGGTTCACCTTCATAAGTTCTTGATTCGCTTTAAAGATTACCTCTTTAATGACAGGCTCTAAAGCCTTCTGAAAATCTGGGATCGCTTTCTCTCCACCAGCCCAAACCATACGCGACGGACCGCGACCAAGGCTTGAAGTAAGGACGCCAGCAAAGTTTGGACGCGCACGCGGACCACTACGACTTCTATTGCCACTTTTGCCAGCCATGTCAGCGATCGCGAGAGCCGCGCCTTTTGTGCCGACAGTGATCGTTCCGATTGTCTCATATTGAGCGCCCAAAGCAATGTTGCGTTTGCGTGCTTTTCGAGTGTTGGTCTTGACAACGACGTTTTTTGTCTGACCGTTTTTCCACCCGGTACGCCACTGCCCATCCATGCCCCGAGTCGGTGACGACGACGGCACTAATGGCGTGATCGCGTCAACGACGACCTTGCCAAGTTCACGAATCTGCTTGCCGTAAGCACGACGCAATTTAGGGTCTATGGAATTGATCGTTCGCAACGCCTCTTTCAGGCCAGTTGGTTTGAGATCAATTCCAAGACTCATCGTTTGTGTTTCGCTTTCTCGTTTTCCTCAACCAGCAAGCGAACCATCTCATCCACAACCGACGCTGGACACTCCATCAAATCCAATGGACTGATGCCTGTCCTAATTGCCAGCTGCGCTATGAGGTTGACTGCGCGTCCTGCTTGGGTTTCTCTTTTGGGACGAACGTGATGTCCCCTACTTTTTCAACCCACTTGGGGAACAGTTCCACGATTACGCCACTCGAGCGCACCGCGTCCCATGCCAACCAAGCCAAAGCCTTGAATTTCATGTTTTCTAGAAACTGCCCGACGGATAACTGTGGGTGATGATCCTCCCACCTGCACGCCACACCATAAGTAATTGGTGCCTCGTGTGTTTCTCCGTCGAGCATCTCTACTCGTAACGTCATACCAATCATGTCGGGGTCCTTTGGTTGTGTTGGTTAGATCAGGCTACGGCGCGGACCCAAGTGCCACCAGTGCCCGTAACGGTCATGGTGTCAAGGGAGCCGACGGTGCTTGAAATCGGCATAAACGACGAGATCATCATGTTAGAAATCGTATAAATCGGATTGCCGGGTGCAGCGACACCGCTATCTGGTGCCACGATGACGGTGGTGTCACCGTCGCCAACAACATCTGACAAATACTTTTCCACTGAGGTTGCGCCGTACTCAAGAAGCACAGTTGCCGAAACGCTGACCGTTTGAAGGCCAGCGACAAACTTGTGTCCAGTGGCTCCCATGACGGTTGCCTCAAGCGAGTCAAAGCCTGCTTCGAGGGTGATAGATGAACAGTTGAGTGAAATGTTGTTTGCGCCAATGGTGATTTGTCCACTGCCTTGGTAAACGATTGCCATGATGTTTTTCCTTTGTTAGTTAGCGGGTCGCTGTAAGTTTGATAGTGAGGTCGTAACAGGGGAGGTCTTGCGACCCGATCGTTGCGATGGATGGTTGTCCCGAGATGACTGCA